CAAGCGGCGACTTGTTGGCATTGATATAGGACTTTCCGAGAGCGTCAGCAAGGCGCTTTTCATCAGCCGGGGAACTCCCGGAAGCGATAGCGTCGATCTCTGCTTGAATACGCTGTTTCTCGGCAAAGAGCGCCGGAAGCATTGATTTGTCTTCGCCCTTGACTTCTCGGATCTTACTTCTTACCTGTTCAAGCCGGTCGAGCAAGAAGGCGGTGCCGTCTGCAACTTCGGACTGCCACCGTTTCATATCATCAGGACCAGAAACTATCCAATCCCACAATGATTTATCTTCACTGGCTGCGACAATGGCGAGGCCTTGCACCGACCGGGTAACATCCGCAATTCCTTTTACAGCAGCACTTGCCCCTTCAATCAGCCCGATAAACAGCCCGGCAATAGCCTCTTTGTTCTGGGTGATTGTGGTTGCCAGATCAGAAATAGATTCCGCGACGCTACCCGTTGCCCCAGTAGCTTTATCAGCGGTGTGGACAACATCAGCAATGGAGTTATCCAGCTCGACCATGGCCCGAGCCATCGTCTTGGAAAGGCCATCGAAATCTTTGTTGATCTGCTCAATCATTCGCGGGAAAGCTTCGCGCAATACTTGCGTCGTGAGCTGACCCGCCGTTTTCATTTTGTAGAGCCCTTCAACATCCGTCCCTAACGCCTTGGCAAGTTGCACGCCGAAATAGGCGTTGTTTTCCATCATTGACTTGAATTCGTCGCCGGCGAACTTCCCGGAAACCATACCTTGACGGAACTGACCCATGAATGCGGTAGCTTCATTGATCGTCGCACCGGAAACCACAACAGACTTATTTACCGCCTCGAAGATGGTCAACATCTCAGAGCTTGGTATCTTAATATCCCGGAGGGCGGTAGCAAATCGGGTGTAGTTCTGAGCATTTTCTATCATGCTCGTCCCGGTCTTCTGGGAGATATCGAACAGCCCGGCGTAAACAACCGTTGCCTCGGCTGCGCTACCGGTGATGTTTTTCAGCTTGGAATCAATAAGGGAATACTCGTCAGCATTACGAATGATCGCACGCACGCCAGCCATCGCCGCCGCAAGCCCGGTAAAGGCCAGCGAGTAAATGGCGATGGTAGCAATCATTGTTTTCATCTTCGAGGCGGTCGCGCCGATACCATTATCGACCATTCCAAGAGACGATTTCACCCGTTCAATCTGAGGAGCAGACAAGCCGAACTGCCGACCCATCTTCGAGACTTCACCCGAGGTCAGACCAGCGGAACGAGCGATACCGAGAAGGGCTTTCTCTTGCCCGGCCGCTGCTTGGGTCTGCAACATACGAGACTGCAGTTGCCCGAACTCAGCAGCCGTGGCACCAGTCACCCTTTGAACTTCTCTGAGGTCAACCCCAAGAGTTTTGAAACTGGAGGATGTAAGAGACGCCGACCGAGAGAGAGTGCCCATGTTGGAAATCAGGCTATTAACTCCGGTACGTACCTGACCAGGACTGAGGGCGTTATTTAAGGAATCCGCTATCTCTTTGGCTTGCTGAGTGACATACTGCTTGGCTTGCCGGACTTCGGCTTGGAGCTTGGTCGAGTCGCCACTAATTTCAACATAAATTCCAGGTATCTGCATTATCTCTTACTCCTGAATATTGAAATTGCGTGGCGATACCCCACCTCAACGGCGGGACGTAAAAACGGGCGGGCGGCTACTCGACCACCGGGGAGATTACCGGGCGGAATTTGATTGTGGCCGAACTCGACAAGGTGGGCGTGGTAGCCCTTGTCTCGGTTCTGGCCGGAGGCCTTTACGATATAGCCGCCGTCAATGAACTTGGATTTTAACTTCTTGATGGACTTGCGAAGGTTACCGGTGCGATCAATGAAAGCGGTAGTGGTCTTGGCGCTCGTTTCAACCACACCGGCAACCTCGTCAAGATTGGCGTCAACGGCTTTCATAACTTCAGCGAGTTGAGCGTCAAAGCCTTCCATGTTGACCAACGATACATTGACCCTACTTAGAGACATCCGCAATCACCGCTTGTTCCATGACTTTTATGTCTTCAAAGATCCTGAATTGCTTCTTCCGTTTAACCCGACGAATATTGAATATAAAGGGAAGCACATTATAATCAAGACCGTATAAGCCATTCATGCCGACCCGCCATTGCCGAATCATATCGTGAAAAACCTGGACACTGAGTAAATTGTCCGGGTAGATCCCGCCGCTAAGGTCTTTGTCCTTAAAGTTCTCCGCCTCCATTAACAACTCGACCGGTAAGCCGAACTGTGCGGATGCCTCATCGACTTTACTGCCGCCGCCCATGAGCAAGACGGCGACAGCTTCTAGTTTTTTAACCGGCTCTGCAACGACAACTTTGAGTATTGAGTGAACGTATCCATGTAAGCCGCCGGGTAATTGTTCAAGAAGATTTGCACATTCTCAAGATTGAATGGTTCCGGAAGCTCCCAGCCATTAACGAACTGAAGGAAAGCGTCTTCCGTTAAGGTAGCTGGTTTAACGACTTTGCCGGGTTTGTTCGCCTTGTCCGGTTCGCGTACTTCGTCCCACGAGTCAACCATTGCCCGGTACTCTTTCCGGCCAAGATACTTGAAAGTGAGTTTTACTGTACCCGTTTCTTGTTGACCGGGTACGGTAATCTCGACTTCCGCTTCAAACGTTGGATTTGGATTCAGTTTTAACATGGTTCTCCCCCAAGTTAAATTATGATGCGTAGAAGGTCGGCAAACCGTTGGACGTAATTACCGCCTTGGTTGTTACAAGTCCTTGGGACTGTCCACCGGGAAGCCCCGAGAATCCCACATACCCGGCCATATACAGCTTTTTGCCGCCGGTACCAAACTGGAACTCAAAGACGCGCCGAGCCTGAATGTCGGATGCAGCTTTCATTGCGGCCTGGCCAGCATCTGTGCTGTCCCAGATGTGGTCCATCGCGTAGGAAATGGCGCTTGGCAAGCCGGGGATCTGAGTCTTAAACGATTGGTGAATGGTGGTGGTATCGATGAAATCAAACTCGCCGCCGGACGCATTGATCGTGGTGGCGCTCGAAATGGTGTTACCGAGGGTAACTTTCTGGCTGGTACCAGAGATAAAGGTATCAAAATTGGTGGTGTCGATACCTTCCAGCTCGTAGGTATCGGCGGTCTTGTTGGCTACCCGAACGACGCGCTCGTTGAGCTGAAACATGCCCTCGACCAGCAAGAAGAGAAGATCCCCGTCACTGTAGCCGTGAGCAACTTTGGTTACCACGCCGGGATTGGCCTTGGTAACACTGGTGATGGTCACCGCCGTGGCAATGACCGACTGCATCTTAACATTTACATTCTTCCAAACAATTGGTGTTGCCATGGTTGTAACTCCTTGTTTCCGGCCCTGTCATCTCGACGGTCCTTTTGTTTTTATGCAATCCAGAAACCGAATTGCAATACTCTACGGTACAGACGCCCTATCTCGTCGTAATCGTCAAATTCCATCTCCCTGACGTTGGGTAGGGTTGTGGATGCTTTAAAGGCCGCCTTAACAGAATCGGCCAATGTTCTAGCCTCATTATAGGTCTTTCCAAACACATCAATCTGATAACTCGTTTTGTCGGACTCAACCGACAGCATAAAATCACCGCCGGTAATCTTCTGAAACGTGATATATGGCGCGGTCGATCCAACAGTATTCGTGATAGGATAACACTTCCCAGATACAAAAGCACCACAAATTGATTGGATACTAGACTCAATTCCCATCATTCACCCCGACACGACAGAGGATTTGCAACTTTTCGTGCTTCATACCCACGTCACAAGGCGGCCCATCGATGTTGTAATACTGCCCATCGAAGACGATCCGCATACCCGCAAGCACCCCCGCGACGTACCGGGTGGTAAACATGACCGTACCCTCAGACTTTAAAGCATTGGCGGTAATCAGATCCCGACCCCGAAGCGGTTCAATTCCTGCCCACACCTTCGCATGGGTGGACCATGTGACAGTCGGCCCGCCCGAAGCGTCGGGGCTACCCGCCGTTTGCTTCTGGATCTCAATGATCTTATTGAGTTTGCCGGGGATCATATCTTAACCTACTCGGTACTGTTCAATTAGTTCGTCAGCACGTTTGCCGACCTGGGAATACCATTTACTATCTTTCATCTCTGCACAAACACCTGAGATATTACCCTTTTTAGCGGCCTCCAACATCCTTCTAAAACCAAGAAGCCCCTCAACCCCGAGGTTAAAAGCCATATTGATCAACACATCTTGACGGGCTTTTGTAAGATCCCCAGAAAACGGTATCATGCCGGACAACCCAGATTGTAAATCCGCAATCTGTAAGGAGAGAATCTGGGACGCCAATTTTTCCGAAATGCCAGAGTCCAGATTCAGGCCGTAACCGATTGTCAATTTCCCAGACGTGCAACGGTACGGGCGGGGCCGGAAGCCTTCATGTCTTTTGATTTGGTAGACTAGCTCATCCATTAGCGGTTCATCTCCATTAACGCTTTCATCATGCCCATTGTTTCGGTATGCCGGGCCAAATTCGCGGCATCGTTCGCGGCAATAAGATTCTTGATATCCTGAAACTGCTGTGCGCCGGCGTCAAACTTCGCTTGAGATAATTTTTCTATATTCGTTTGGTTCGAGCTGCACGTTTTGGCCGCGACGAAATTCAACTCCGCGTGGAGCTTTCTGTGCTCCTTCTGTGAGGCCTCAATAGCCGCTAATTTATTCTCTCGCATACCAAACCAAACCGCCGCCATAATCAGACCGCTAATCATTGCCCATCGATCCTTGATGAATTCCAAGAAGAGGTCCATACCGTTATGCCCTCACCAAATCATTAGGATCTTTGAACGTCGATCCGGGATTTTTACCAACCCAAAAATACTGAGCGCCATAGTCTCGAACCGTCGCATAATAATCAAGTGCCAAGCGGCGGCGAATGGTCCGCGTCAACCAATTTGTAGATTCCGCTTCAACAATCCGAAGCATGTTGTTGAGAAAAACCCGGTCAGCTTCTTCGCGGTCTTCGTTCGTCTGACCTGCAAAATACATATAGTCGTGGATATCACAGGCTGGGGTAATCGAAATAAACAGAAGATGATCGGGAATATACTTGCGCTTCCAGCCACCGGCCGGGCCGCACCCGTTGCAAATCTCTTTGCGGGCTTCCGGCGACAACTCCCAATATTCGGCGGGGGCATAGAGTTTCATTTTTTAAGCCTACTGATAATGTTTTCACCAAACAGCACCGAGCCGAGGACGGCGGCCAGATACATAAAATTATCGCTCACCGCAACCATTACCCCGAGCTTGCAACTGATTATGCTCCAGGTCGTTGCCATTATTGCCAAGAGTACAAATGCCGCTATTTTGATTATGGTCATAGACGCCTCCAGCGCCGGTTATCAATCTCAACCACCAGAACGACAAGATGGCCGCTTACATACCTGAATCAAATTTCCCTCGGCATCCACACCGTCTGAATGAAGATGCCCACATGGTTCGTCAAGCAACCCGCCTTCTTTACCGACACGAGCACAAGGGGCTATTGAGCAGTAATGTTCCGGCATGTGGTGGATAGTGCCGTCAGGTTGTTTATCTTGAATGACTCGCATGGCTATTGCCCTGTAACTCGGCTGTTATCGGTGCTCGGGTTATACATGTTCTCCCAGCTCTGCGTTTTGGTGATTGCTGTAGTTGCAGTAAACGGGCTATCAATCTGTGCATACCCTTTGGCAGAGTTCTTATTGAAGCCGATAAAGGTATTATTATTGCTACGATTAAGCACAAATCCTTGGCCACTTCCGCCACCACCATAGACCGTCCGGAAAACCTCAAGCGCGAGATTTCCCCATGGCAGGGCCGAGGTAATTATCCCGGTTATAGAATCCTCGTTCTTAGTGAACATCCCGGTATAGAGGGCGGCATTCATTGAAGCCACACACCCCGCCTCACCTTTGCAATTTGCTACAGCGTCAGAGAATGCCTCCATAAACGCGAGTCTATCGGTTTGATTGGTCGCACATCCCGTAAGCAGCATCAAAACCACAATTAAAGAAAGAATTGTCCTGATCATAATTTCCTCGTTTTGGTTGGTGTTCGTTTCGTATCAATCACGTTGTCGTCTATATATTCTAGTTAAGTATCAATCACCGATAACTCGATGAATCTTGGCGGCGTCCGCGCTCATATCCGCGCTATACATCACCACCTTGCCTTTGTTACCGTCGAAAATATGCACGTCGTCGCCGAGGCCGGAAAATGCGACCTCTTTAGGTACAGCTGATGCATCAAACCACGTTGAATCGAGGCCGAGGATTGCGATGATGTCTGGAGCTGCCGGGAGTTTTACCACCCAATCCGCTGGGCCTGTGCCGGAGACTATGGTTAGTGCCGTGTAGTATTTTCCGCCAACTACGTAGAAAAATGCGCCTATGTCGGCAGCTCTGATGGCAGGACCATCGGGTATTTGGTATAAGCCATCATAAATTTTTACTTTAGCAGCGTCGTAAATATTAGCCGTTCCTGATAATTTACTGAGTGTTCCGGTAGATATCAGCGGAGAGCCAACAACAGGGTATCCACTGGCATCGATCAAGGGGTCATCGCCGTTGCCTGTTTCTGTACCAGCACTCTGCGTGACGTTGAAATTTGCCGGGATGTCATGTGCCGCTGATTGCGTCCAATATCTCGTACCACCGTTATTCCAAGATATCGCCGTGCTGGTGTGCAGGATGGCCATTTCGACGTTGACATGCCACTGATTGTAATCCTCGTTCAGCGTTATATTTGGGGAGTTAAAGGTTGCGAGCGCACCAGCATACAAATCTTTTGTCGCGTTGTTATAGATATTTACGGTGCAAGTGGAAGAGTTGTCATTCATCCTGAAAAGCAAATGGCATCTTTCGGTTGTGCCAGAGATGATACTGATAGAAGAAATATTTGCCGTGGTAGCCACAAGAACCTGCTGGTGTCCGCAAGAAATAGCATGTGGGTAATTAACCGCAAGAGCTATTGCCCCACCTCCGGCAATTAGTGACACGCCAGAGGTCGCAGTATTCCGGTATTTTGGCCTATTTATTGCGACCGACTCCGCGCTCTGTATGGCATTGTCGGTTGAGCCGGTTATATCAACATCATTTAAAATATTTCCAGATGCACCAACCGGAAACAAAACCGGGCTTTTTGAGATATTGACATAAATCTTCGCCGTTGGCGACAACGTGGGATCGCTCCCATCTGCATTTCCGCGAGTTGCAAGTTTTACATAAAGAGTTGAAAATCCTATCGTATCAAAATCGCCGAAATCGTATTTGTTTGCCCTCCAGTTTTTTGTCGAAGCTTGCTCAAAAATGCCGTCAATGGACACTCCATCAATTACACTACCGCCTTTAATTAGCCCCACCCACGGATTAGGGCTTGTCTCAATTGGAACTCCAGCAGCATCGTATGAAACAATTTTCAAATCATCTACCCACCACTCAAGAGACGGACTGGATGAGTAAAATCTGATAAATACCGACCCGGAAGCGACTGTTTGAATGCCTGTGTCAAACTCGTTCCATGTCGTACCGTTTTCATATGCATCGTAAGAGTTAAACCTTACTCCGAAATTCCCTGATCCTGCTTTTTTACACCATCCCTTGATTGCGTATTTTGCGCCGACAGTAAGGCCGAGGACGTAGATATAAATTCCCTCTAGCCTGGCATTTGCCGAATTTTTCCCGTGGATGGAATACTGCCCCAATGTACCTGGTCGGGTGTCTGTTGATAAGGACAGGATTTCAGGATAATACGTTGACGGAGGCAACATCAGGGTACGGTCGATTTCTTCGCACCCGCCATGCGGCAAATACTGCTCGGATATGTGCCCGCCAGTAATGAGTGGAGCTGCAACTTTTAGATAATAATATCCAGCGTAGGAAGGATTTGTCGATGCTGTCCATGACATTTTGCCAGCCGCAACCATAGCTGAAATGTCAATGTCTCCACGTATCTCCGCGCCTAGATCAAAATTAAATTCGATGTTTTGTTGTGCTGCCGACAAGATCAATCTATCTGTGAAAGTTCCGGCGATATTGACAGATGAGCTTGCCGGGACAGCAGGGTTCCCAGCGGCGTCAAGGATGGATATTTGTGAGAGGCGGTTCCAAGGAGTTGCGCTAGAGCCGTCGCCACCCGGCAATGCTGACGAGTCAACATAATAATCTGCTGTGGCAAGCGCCGGTTTGGTTTTGACTGATAATCCGATAATGTCAACACCGTCAGTACCGCATCGAAAAATTGCACCGGGGGGAAGGCGGTTGCCCGAAGACTGACCAAGACTACAGCCAAGCGACAGATCCATTAACCAACCTCGATATTCATTGCGGTGGTGATCTTATACGTCTGGCCCGGTACAATACAGGTAGCCACGCCAGCCAGCAGTGTACCAAGTTCCCCGGCGCCGTTAATCTGGTAAGTGGTATCCGCCGGAACACGAAAAGCACCATCGGTAGCAGCCGGGGTGAATGTTCCACCGGCAGCGACTGCAACAATTCGAGTAGGCGCAAAACCTTGTTGTGCAACTCCGGTTTCATCCCTCGTCAATTTCATGCTAGAACCTCTTTGCGCTGTCCATGGCGAACCAGTGAGCGGCCCCCCGTGGTATAGTGACAGGTAAGGAGTTGGTCGAACGCCCGATTACGGTATCCGCCCGCTCCTCATATAAATCTGTAATTATCAATTTCATGCCGATTTTGGTGCTCTCGGGAAGAACGCCAATAAAGAAACTCCCGGAACCATCTGTCGTGATAGTTACATCCGATCCACCACTTGTCAAGGATAAACCGGTGGCGGTTATAAAGTAATCGATGGTTGTGGATAGCGGGGCCGGTAAGGAGCCGCCCGACACCGAAAGCCTGACCCGTTCCCCGACCGTAAAAGGATGGTCAGTCGGTTTAGCAATCGTTCCGCTTGAACGAGTAAATGGTACCAGATATCCACACTGGAACCGGATATGAATAGGATTGTTATTACCAAGCTCGACCGAGGGCCAAGAAGCGTCATTATCTAAGACGATACGACCGCGTTCGGAAACTTTATCTACTGTGTAATCGGTGAAGTCATAAGACACCCCGGAACTGTCGGTATACTCAAAAACGCCGACAGCCCGGAGCGGGGGGAGAGGCAGTTCAATAGAGTCGCCTCCAGGAAAAGCATCAAGATAGTAATCCCAAGTCTGCAACACCAAACCGCGCCATTGTTCCGTTTCGGCGGCAATCCTGGCTGCTGTTACCTGCGAACGGATAAGAGAGTCTTCCGCCGTATAAAGCAAAGCAGATGCCTCGTCAACCGATCCACCGGCGCGAAGGTGGATTTTCGCCTCGGTTAAGTGGACCGGTTCAGCAGTCGGTAAGGTGTAAGGACTTAGAATCATGCCGCCTCAATCGTGTAGCTGAGAACGAGGTCAATATGGGTAGCAGTTGCAAGATTGCTACCCGCCGCTTGCTTGGAGATGTAAACGCCGGTATTAGCATCGTTGGCCACATGCGAGGCGCCGTCAGCCAGTACTGTTACGTTCGCCGAGTTCGGTTTTACAACCGCGCTCCGGGTCAGGGCCGCGACTGCGACAACATACGGCCTGGCCGCGCTTCCGCCTTGTGTGGTAACAATATCGACACTGGTAGCGGTTGCCGCATTGCCGCCGATGGCAATCATGGTCATATCGACAATGCGGTATTTGTAGCCGGCCAGGGCCGCAAGCAGCAACAGGCCGGCATTAACTTCGGCAGTCGTCGCCCGAACCCGAAGGCTACGAACGGCGGCATCCATTTTAAGCCCGGTGTCGGCAGCGATACTCAAGCTACCCCCGGACTCAATAGCGACCGACCCGCCGGAAGATGCAACCAGCCGATCACCACCAGATTCCATATAAACTTTGGTATTATAACTCATTCCTCTTACCTCTCAATCTCACCTTTGGGCGAGCATCGGCATTTTCAGGTGGTGCGGTCACTGCTTGTTCAACGAGTTCCGCCTCTCTGGACTTAATGAGCAGGTTACCGAGGGCTTCTGGCACATCGGTAACCTGACCGGCCATGGCCGACCCGTTAGGACCGGCCATGGTCGTATTCATCCGGATTTTCATTACGCTGCAGCCGGGCTAGCGGCAAAAGAAGACGCAAGAAGTTGAGTAGTAACTTCTGGCATCTTTTTACCGTTATAACGGATGGCAGTTACCCCAAGAATAAGGGTATTTGCTGTACCGAGGGTTATCATTGCCTCAAGGTATCGATAACTTGCCGGGTCGGGCTGATAGATATCAACCACGATTGCAGACTTGGCAAGCAGAGCACCCGCAGCAGTGACGGTGTAAGTAGCACCACCAGCAAGTTTCGTGCCACCTGTGGCATTGGTAGAATTACCATTGATATCGCAAGCGATAGTTCCAGTTTCAAGAAGTGTGCCAAATTCAAAAATGAACACACAGCCTTCATAACCGGCCATATCAACAATATCAGATTTCCGGGTCGTCTGCGCCGCAGCGTAGTACCCAAGAACCTGATCAATACGCACATTTTTAGACAAATTACTCATGATGTGTACTCCCTATTAAGGTTTGGTTTTGATACGGGCGAATGCCTCGGGCAACACCGGCATTCCATCAAACTCGGTATCAAACAAAAAGCCAACCTGCCGGGTAGCTGCAAACAACTCGTTCAAGCGTTTGATACGCAGCGACAGAGACTGAACAGTGTAATACCAGGAGAAATCAGCGAACATTCCAACATAAAGGCCAGCGGTAAAGGTGTTTGGAACATACTCACTCATATAGAGCGGGGAACCTTTCAACTGGTCCATTTCGCCGATCTTATCAGTCATCTCGAACAGGTATTGACCGGACCCGTCTTTAACCTTGGCCAACTTAGCAACAGCGGTACGGTTGAAAAGCCACACGGCTTTTCGCATATACTGAGCTTTCAGGCTGTATTTGATATCCACAATGTCATCAGCCGTAAAGTCGGTACTACCGGCAAGAGTAACGTCCCTGTCGGTATTAATGCCTTTGGCGGAGGCGGTAAACACCCCAAGGGGCTCTTGGTTGCCGGTGCCGAGCAGGTATTTATTCTCTTTCAAGATACCATACTTGTAGGCGGCCCGATCCATGACAACCGCTTCAGGATTGATCCCGTCAGCACGAAGCATGGCGTCACTAACTTTCACCAATTTGCTGGAAGGATGCGGCTTAAACTCCCGCTTTCCAAACGCAAGGGCGGTGTCTTCCGGCGAGGTCTTGATCTCAGTGATCATAGAGAAGTCATCAAGATCCGTTTCCAAGGTCGGAAATCCAAGACCGTTGGCATTGGTGGTAGTCATACCGGTAGAGAGTTGTTCCATAAAAACAAGGTTCTTAACAGCCGCAATCAACCTTGGAACGAACTCTTGCGGCGCATTCAGGAACCCGCCGCCGGTATCCGAACCGGTGATAAGTGCCCTTTGCTCCTCACCAGAAAGTTGACCGGTACGAAGCAGGTTATTGAATGCCCTGGTCCGCAGTTCTGCATCCGGTGTGCCTGGAGGGGTGGGGGTGCCGATACCAGCGGCGGCATTAGCCCTTTCCTCTTCCTGCAACTTGGTTTCCCGATCAATAGCAGTACGAAGGTCAACAGCATCCTTCATCAAAGCATCATACTGACCGGTTTCCTCGGCGTTCATCTGCCGTTTCTCTGCTTCCGCTTTATCGACAAGCGCCCGAGCTTCGGTCACTGATCGATTCCGCTTTTCCAACATCTCTCGTAATTTTGCACTCATTGTTGGTGCTCCTTTTTTCTGGCCTTGCCTCACGGCGGCCCTTTTGTTAAGACACGGCTTCCAAATCCAATCGAAGCCGCCGCAAATACAACTCGTCAACCAATGGTACTTCTTTCGCCCTTACGGACTCAAGCGACCGCATTGCAATATCCGTGTCAGGGTAAGCGGGATACGTGACGGGGGAAACGTCATAGACACGATCAATCTTTGATATGGTTCTTGTCCATGTCCCTGAATCATCAGGATCTCGCACCCATTCGTCACCATCTTCAGCAATACTGAACGCAAAAGACATTTCTTTTACATCCCCGCGTTGCATTGATACTTGAAGATCCCGACTGCATGTGGTATCCGGGGGATCTATTTCGATTGCAAGACCTGTTTCATCCTCCACCACCCGTAAAGTACCAGCGGAGGAACGGCCAAGAATATGATCCGGGTTATGATTCCACAATGCTCTGATATCTGATCCTTTCAGTGCGTCAGTAAACGCTCCTGGCTTAATTACCTCACGAAAACATCCACCGAGTAATTCTGACAACGAATCAAAAATAGCGGCATGGCCGCGCATAACGGGTTTATCTTCACCAGCCATGCGGAGTTCTACTGATACTGATCGACGTTCCATTGGTTTCATGCCACTACCTCTTTCTTTGCTATCGGTTTCTGACCGGCCATACGAACCGGCACCATTCCAGACTGTAAGTAATACTCTTGTCCTTCTGTTTTTCCGGTCGGGTTTTCACCTTCATAAATTCTAATTTGATCCGGAGTAATCGACGCCATCTCAAACCGTTTCTTGAGGTATTCAGCTCTGGCGGCCACATCCCCGCGCATAAGGCTGTCCATATCAAAATCGATATCAATTTTCCCGATCTCGGAAGGGTAGAGAAGATCCCGCTCTAATGCCTGCTCCCACCGCTCCACATTCGGCGCGACGGTGCCCACGCGAAACATAGTAAGAAACTGTTCAGCGCTGGCATACGTTTCAATCTTATCACCATAGGCCCCGAGCATAAGTGGAACCTTGTAGGCGCGGAAAATATCTTCAACCTGATACCGGCGGGATTCGAGAAATTGACTTTCTTCGGCGGTCATCCCGATTTTGACAATATCCATACCCTCTTCAAGGATTATGGACTTGTGGGCATTCCCGGACCCAGTAAACTCCCCACCTTCTGAGAACTGTTTCTTCAATCGGTCGTAAGCAAGCTCTTTCAACTGTTTCGGGTGCTTGACAGCAGTACTTATCTGTGCCCCGTTGCTAAACAGCTTCCCGCCGTGTTCTTCTGCGGCCATTGACAGACCGACCGCCTGATAAAGTGCCCATTTGATAGGACTAAGGCCGACAATACCGTTAATTGAGTAGCATTTAACGTGCAAAACCTCGGATGCGCTCAGTGTTTCAACACGGCCATCAGAGGTAAAATGCTGGTACCAAAGAGTCGATCCGGGCGACGGGGGCGGGGAGGTGTCGTAAAGATAATCCGGCGTACCGCCGTTCGGGGGAATTACAAACGGAAAAACATGATCAGGATGTAAGGGAATAAGTTCATTTTGCTGTCTGCCGGGGTTAAAAACGTACTGTGCGTAGGCATTCCCTCGTAAAAGACGATGACCCTCCATCATCTCGAAGAACTCGAAAGGGGTATTCCATCGGTTCGGGCGGTTATGAATCAAAGGATAAAGACGATGCGACGGGGCAATATCTTTCCCCCCATCTTCCCGAATTGTCTTGATGTGCTTTGGAAACGACGCAAGAGTTTCAGAAAGAACCGATATGCAGCAGTAAACAGCGGAGGTCCGTAATGCGGTGTCAGGTGTGACGTTCTTACCGGATGAGGTAAGCCGGGTACCAAAAAACCGATCAACTGTCTCAGGATCTCCCTTGAGACTAATGGTTGATCGGTACTCCCTGGCCATTGATAGAAGACCCATTATCCCTTCTTCGGTGCTGACGACATCAGATCAACCATTACTCCCCCGATTAGTAGAAGACTGCCACATGCAACGAATGCAAGCCATGGTGCCTGTAGCCATAGACCGTAACCTAAAGCAACAAATCCCGCAAGTTCTAAAAACCATGATACTATTCGCATACAGTATTATTTAAACCATGTCAAGTAAATTATGGAGCCACGGCCTCGGCAAAAGGTTTTTCGATAAATAAAGAGGATGTGACGGAAAACCGTCTTTCGTGAGCTTTAAAATATTCAAACTGGAAAACTTTTCAAGCAACCATTTTTGCCGAACAGGATCGATATTCACGCCCCACGCGGCAACCGCAACTTTGCAATGATTCAACAACCAAAAGAACAAGTACTCATCATTTAATGACCCAATTGGGTCATCAGCGGCTTTCATATTTTTGGGGTTTGTCGCCCTGAAAGCGTAAGCATTAAGCATCACTAGACGATTATGGCCCCAAGATTTTGCAAACCCTATACAGCGGCGGATAGTCGGGTCATCAAGTTCCTCGTCGGCGGTAGACGGATTCAACCCTATGAACGCACAAGTAGTACCGCCGTCCGCCCATCGGCGGGTAAGATCATACCGATAAAGGCCGCACTCACTTATTGTTGCTGTCTTTTCCATACCTCGTATGCCCCCTGCAACACAGTATTATTTAAACCACGTCAAGTAAATTATTACACTCAAGCATCCGTTCTGCGATGGTTGCGATTTCCGGAAGAGTAAAAAAGCACTTAAATCCTTTCTTCCCGAACCATCGGCCTTTTACCCGGACTCGATACCTCTTCGACCAATCTACACTTTCACATTCACGAATGGAAGGATAAACGCGCATACCTTGCCGGATGTGCCAATGCCGGGCCTCGAAAAGCTCGAAAAGTAGTATTTCTTTGCCTTCTATTCCGGCAAAATTGAACCTAAGTCTGCCACATGACGGGCGTTCGTCACTCATATCATCAGCACCCCACGACTCTCATAAACGCTTACCGGATTCCGTGGCTCGGGATTAAGCACCATCAGAGCCACGGCGTTGAACAGAGCAATAACCGGGTCGATCTTGCCGGTTCCGCTTGCCTGTTTGGTGATATACCTGTTTGATCCCTTGATTTCCTGGCGGGCGTTACCCACACACCAATTCATGAGTTTCTGGCCGCCGTGGTGGAGCTTACCAGCTGCAAGTTTGCGCTCGGTGTCGAGGATAGCCGAGTTGAGCCGCCATCCCTGGGAGATTCCCACAATCCTGTCGTCCTCATACCCGAGCAATTTGAGCTGGTTTACCGGTTCCGCAATTCCGGAAGGGTCAACCCCGATCCGTTCGAGGAGTCCGGACGCCTCACATTGCTCAATTATCCCGCAGAAACCATTCACGTCCTGCCCGATCTCGTCTACCACGACCAAATCACCCGCCGCCTTGAGGTCTTGATAGATGGTGATAAGCTCTTTCCGGCGTTGTAGGGCGATAGGATGTGCCCAGGCGAAGAAATAAGCCCGCCATAATTCCGAATCAACGGCATCTCGTCCGAGGACACATAATCCGAGAAGGTCGTCAAGTCCGCCACCGTCACCACCGACTGTGATAACATCTGATTTCTCCAAAATTTCTTCGAGGGTAACGCCTTGGGTGTTCTCCGCCCAACAGTCGGCACCGGCCCACCGTTCCGACTTCAGAACAAGGCCTTGCTCGACGTTTAGGTGCTTGGCCAAGAAGTTAGCGGTTGATTCTTCCCCGGCTTCCATCGCCGTTTTCCATTCCCGCTCGATAAACGGGATATCAACACTGGCCCCAAGGTTCGGATTGGTAATGTAGAAGTTCTCAGGGAGCCGGTACAATTCGTCTTTAATGTAGCTTTCTGGGAACTCGTACAGGATTGGCATGAATCCCGGATCTATAATCTTACCATCCCGGACCTTCCGGGCGTAATTCAATTTGTTGGCAAATACACCAGCGGGGGCCTGGTCAGATTGAGTGGTAAGGTAGATAGTAAACCCCTCGGGCCTGGAAGTCTGACCGCCCCTAACCTCACGGAACATATCTTCAGCATGTGGATTCTTCCCGAAAGCGTGGAGCTCATCAATTAATACCACACTGGCTTTCTTGCCGGTTACGGTATTGCCATCCGCTGCAACGACTTTGAGTATCGATCCGTTCTCCCGGTGCGTGATCATCTTCAGGTGATCTTGAACATGAAAGAGGGCGTCAAGATCCGGGTCGAGCTTTACCATCCACCGAGCGGGGGTATATGAATTGGCAGCAACTTCTTTTGTAGGGGCGAGAATTAAAAACTCGGCACCTGGTCGCCAATTGATAACAGCAGCAGTCAACATAAGGCCCCCACTGATTGTTGACTTGGTATTTTTTTTACTCACATGGACCAAAAACTCTAATATCCTCTGTCGTCCAGTTTCAACATCATACGCGCCAAATACGGCTTTAACCAGATCGAATACCCATGGTTTACACACCTCTCCAAGAGTCGGTTGGCCGAAAAGATCAAATACCCGTAGCTGTTTGAAAACATTTAGAGCCATCTCTGCTTGATCAGGATAAAGCGGGTCACACGGCACCAAAGACTTGCCGGCAACAACGCGCTCTCTCCAATCTTTACATTCGGTACTCCAGACGGGAAGAGTATTCATATTTGGAGTACCTTCGTACCCTTGCTTAGATTATCAAAAGCCCACAAGGGTTGTAGGTTTGAAAGAGCCCAACATTTCTTAAAATCCGGGGAATCGACACTTGTTATATTAAATGAAGATACCGGAATCTTGTGATCGATATGAATTTCCCCATTCATAAAACTCTCCCAACACATATTATCAACAAATTGGTTTTCTAAATGTGTCCTTAATTCGTCAGATGTGTACCCCAATAAATCATATAATCTCTTACCTTTCCTACCATTTTTCAGACTTACCCTAACTAATGATTTTAATCTATGTTTCAATGTAAAATTTAAATCTTTACCGTACCGATTTTTCCATTGAACCGCAGCGCGCGGCCTTCTCCTGGCATTTAATTCATCAACATTTTTTAACCGGTAGTTCCTCATTCTAACAAGATTGTGTTCTCTGTTTTGATGGTACCTCTCCCGCGCCAACCTTTTTTGTTCATCACTATTATTCTTATAGTACCTCTTAATATCACAAAGTAATTTTTCCCTGTTCTCTAAATAATGCTGTTTTTTCTTTCTTGCGCGGTCTTCCCTGTGTTCAGCATGATCTAACGCTCGACACACTTTGCATACCGATCTTCGGCCATCTGGTGATCTTTTATAAGAATGAAAATACTCACTCGTTGCCGGTTTATATTGCCCGCATTTGGTACACCTTTTCATCTAATACCCTTCCGCACTTTGGCGGCGTGTTGTTGGTATTCCTGAACCATGCTGCTGACCGGCGGTTTAGGGAGCGGGCCGGGATTAAATTTCTTCTTGCTCAATGGTTGGGTGGCTGCAAGTAGGGCACGAGCTTCTTTGCTGGTCATAATCAGACCTCAACAATGGACATTATTACCCACCCTTCTATAAGACCATATACCGGCCCTTTCAGAATATGTATAACCTGTACAAGTTCTTCCCGACCAGTAAATAACAAAGGTTTTCCTTGCTGCATTTCAACACCGGTGTACTCTGTTTCTCGCAAAAGCAATTCGTCACCAACCGAGAAGCCCCTATCATCTCTCCGTATTTCATAACGTTTTAAACCTTCAATAACCGCTTGGAAAACGTCTTGGTCAGTTTTCAATTCATGTGTTTTCATGATCCGACCTCCCGCAGTTTGACAATTTCTTCTTTATTTGGTCGCCGATAATTAAGCAACCAATTAGGCCAACGACTAAATTTACCGGTATCTAACTTAGCCGCAACGATAGGCAAAGGTAAATCTTTTCCTGTCCAAGTACGATCCCACTCCTCTAACAACTTGGCCATGTCGTTTTGCCATTCATCGGGCATTTCGTGCATCAGCACCCTGGGAAGGGTCAACCAAGAAGCATAAGAAAGAGAAAACCAGTTCCATAATCTGTCGTAGCCTTTCATGATCCTGTTACCAATCGTGGAGGTTGACTTTGACCAAAACGGGTGCCTTTGATAACTTCACCGGCTTTGGCGGCCTGTTGATCTTTCTTGCCCGATTTGACGGAATCGATCTTTGGACTTTCGTAGGGGGCGAGGAGTTGTGCCAGTTGAATACGATGTTGCAATGAGTTTGCCGAATTGTTCATCTCTCTTTTCATGAACTCCACAGCGGTAAGATTCTCAATTGCTGCTGACGCCTCAACTTCCGCAGAGAGGGTGGCGAGTTCTTTATTTGGTCTACCGACCGGCTGCTTGGGTGCTTCATCGGATTTAGCCTTTCTCGGCCTACCAACCGGCCTTTTAGGTTTTGGCTCAACAGGTTCTTTTCTCGGTCGGCCAGCACCGGGCCGCCATCCACCACTAGGCATGAGAAGGTTCTCCAAAATTTTGAAAAGTAAGGCTATCGGATTTTAATAAATTACAAGACCGACAAAGACATTGAACATTAAAATACGCGTGTATACCGCCTTTACTTATTGGTATCATGTGATCTATTTCAGGGGAATCCGGAAGATTTTTCCCACGTTTACTGAGAGGCGTATCAACCCCACATATTTGGCGGGACGGCGCAGAATTTAATATTATTGCCCCAACAATTGAGGTAGCGGGCAATAGTTACACCCCCGCTCGGTGGATGATTAAACTCGACCCGGATCTTAAAGATTTGTTCCATCCACAAGACCATTTAAAGACCATCACCAATTTGAACAACGGCACAATTCTTAAAGTGGTAGCCGCTGACAAACGTACCGTTTCAGGTAAGATCGGCACAATAACTCTACTTGACGAGTTTTGGCTATTTGGGGAAGATCCACACGCGGAGAATATGTTAATTGAGGCTACTGGCGGTTTAGCGTCCCGACCAGAAGGATGTGTAATTTATCTTACAACTCAATCGGATAAGGCTCCCGCTGGTGTATTTGCAAAGAAGTTACGCTACGCTCGGGATGTTCGGGACGGCAAGATCCATGAACCGTCTTTCATGG